AACCTTTCCCACTCGCACACGCCGAGGTGTGCCCCCACTGATCAGGTCCCCTACCTCAACGATGTGGCCCATGAATGCCTTACGCACGTAGATTGCGTGCACTCCCTTCCAGGGCACGCTACGTACCTCAACCTCTTCACCGTTCTGCATGTTACACCTCCTTGGTCTCATCAGGGCCAGCATCACTGACCGACGCCTCTCGGCGTTTCGACCTGCTAATGCACTTCGACGCCGCCGATGTGGATCACGCCCCTACGATTGACACCGCGCAAAGGTCCGTAGATCTGGTCACAGATTCCACAGTCCTGTACGAAATGGTTAGCGCGTGCGTCGACCGACATGAGCTGCCACATTCGTGCGTGACGTGCTCGCTGTCGTTGTGCCTTCGTGATCTTGAGGCGCGTCACGATCATCGTCGCACCCATCAGACCGTCTCTCCCTCGATCAGGATCGTGACGGGCTCGTCGCCGATGAAGTCGACCAGCTGTTCCCAAGTCATCGTCTTGGACCCGCTGCACGTGAGGTACCAGAAGCCGTTGTTTGCCCTCAGTGCGACGTAGTCGTACGCCACGCCGTTCACCGGAATGGTTCCGTACTTCATGAACGTGTGCTTGAACTTGAGCGCGGTCCCGATCGGGAACTCCTCCGGGAACCGTTGCAGCTGCTTCATGAGCTGTGCGACACGCTCCTGCTGCTTCTGCAGGTTGGCCAGTTCCTTGGCAAGCTCGCGGTTCGGCCTGCCCCAGAACCGCTCCTGCGCCTTGATGGCCTCGGTGTGCTCTCCCATTGAAGTCCTCACCGCTTCCTGGATTTCCGACAGCGGGTACTCGTACCGAGTCCTCGAGCCGTCATCGGTCTCCTTCGCCCTGCGCGTCTTGAGTGTCCCGTCCAGGTACCACTCGGAGATCCTGCTCGGTCTGAACGGAAACTCCGGCCACTCGTTCTCGATCGTTGCCGCGGTCACCCACGTTTCCTGGGGCATTGTCTCCCTCTACTTCCTCCCAGTAGGCGTCGTATGCGACATCCTCTGGATCGATCCAGACCCCCATTGCCCATTCCCTTCTGAGTGGACATGGCCAACCTCGCCCCCACGAGGCCGACCAAATCCGATCAGTCGGTCATGCGCTCGTCGGCGACCTCGAAGTCGCACTCGCCCTGCGTGAACAGGTGCACGATGTCGATCACACCGACCTTGGCGGGGTCGATCGCCTCGGCCTGGTTGTTACGCATGTCCGTGGCGCGCACGAGCTCACGCAACTCGTCGCAGGTGTACTGCGTTTCGAAGGTGATGCTGATCCTTGCCATCCTGTTCCCTCTCAGTGCGAGTCGATGGTGGTGACGGTCTGCCAGGCCTCGTGGCACGTGTCGAGCTTGTTGGGCTCCTTGCCACTCCACGTCTGGCACCACATCTCGCTAGTGTCCAGGGCGTAGCTGTTGTCCGTGCCTTTGACCTGCACGGTACGAAGATCACCTTCGACCGGCATCATGTGCTCCCGGCACCAGATCATGATCTGCATCAGTAGCACCACCGGTAGTCGTCCAGTGGACCACGCGCGAGCACGTCGTTCATGTACTCCACCGAATCGTGGAGCGACTCGATGTGCGTGCGCTCGTCCACGTTGTACCTACGCAGCAGTTCTGCTCTCTGCGAACGTGCCGAGCTGTTGTAGTCGGGACTCACGTCGCTGTAGGGTGTCAGCGGCTCGGTGGTGAGGACGATGACCTTCTTCTCGTGGTCGATTCCGTCGAGAACGAGGGGAACTCGCTCCTTGCCGTTCCAGGCTACGATCTTGTACTGCCCGATGTCGCTGAGATCCTGTTCGGCCTGCACGTCGTTGCGGAAGTCCCCGTACGTTGTGGCCTTGTCAAGATTGTCCATTTTGATCTCCCTTCAATTCAATTATATCGCGACCTCACGAGGTTCTTCAAGGCGCAATCAAATCCTTCGTTGGTTCGGGAACGCCGAGACCTTCCGGTCCCGACGAACCTGAATCAGCGACGGAAAAACGGAATCACGATTATTGCCGCAGCGGCCACTAGAGCCACCGGCAACACCAGCAAGGCCAGGCAGGCCTTCTCGACCTTGGGCTCACTGTTGTAGCTGTCGATCCTCTGGAAGCGATCGTCACCGCGTCCGAAGTCCTTCTGCGGTCCGCTCATGCTCCCACCACCACAGCCACTGTAACCCAGATCCAGGCGATAGCACTCACGATCTGGTTCGAACAGTGCCTACCAGGTCCGGGCACGTAGCCGTTGTCGTCCTTCCAGGCGAACGTGTCGCCGAACTCCTCGTAGTCAGCGTCGGGCACTCTTCCTCCTCGCCGGCCAGCACAGGATGACCAGCCCCACAGTCAGTGCCAGTCCGATCTTGACGATCTCAGCTGCAACTTTCGTGCAGCCGGGGTACTTCGACTCGGTCAACGCTTTCTCCTCAGAATGATTACGAATACGATTAGTGCAACTACGCCCCAGATGGGGTAGAGACCGATCAGCCATGCAATCTTGTTTAGTTGCATAGCCAACCAGTCCCAGCCTTGTTGAAACGTCACTCGGCCTTCTCCCAGAAGAGTAACGTCCACACCAGCACTACCACTGCGATGGTCCCCATGATCACCAATTCCACAGGGGCAGTGGTAATGAAGTCCCAGCCCATCAGGAGGGCCTTCATTGTTGCCTGGAATTCCAGACCCCAGAGCTCCTGTAGTGTCACTTGCCGCCCTTATTCTTCCGGGCACCAAAGATCAGGTGCCAGAGGCCGTTGTAGCCACTGCCCTCGGTACCGTTGAACCCTGTAGTAGTGCGCTTCATGGCCTTGCGCTGCGCCTTGTTCATCGGCACCTTGCGGCCCGATTCCTTCTTCGGCATCGTTTTCCCTTCCGTCCGAATGGACAACGCGACACAGAGGCCCTACTCTGTGTCACGCAATCCGTTCAGTCAGGCAGTTTGTATTCCGTCTCTGCAGGGTCAATGTTCAGTTTCAACATCACGTCCTGCGCCACAAAGGCCCAACGGTACAACGTGTCCTTCATGTCTGCATCGTAGGGCTCACGTTCTGCATCTTGGGCCAGCTGCTCTCGGTAACACATTAGTGCTACCTCCAGGACCTGGAGCTCATCGTCAGTGAGCTCCATGTCAGTACCGTTGGCTCTGCAGGTACTTCTTCATCCGCGGCATGTGCACTATGAACCTTGCGCTCACCGGTTCGCCCTTCTTGGTCTTGCACGGCTCCCACTGTCGGGCTCCACACGTGCATGACCAACGTCGCGCCGGGTGCGTGTCTCTGGTCCAGGCTATGATCTTCTGGCTATCCGACATTGTTCACCGTGTGCTCTCTGATCCACGTGTACGCGTCGTAGTCATTGTTCTTACGCGCCACCCTGACATTGGCAGCGTTGACGATGAAGGTAAAGATCACCACAGTCCTGATGCCTGTTTGTCCGAGGTCTACCTCGATGCCCTCGTGGTCCAGGTGGTATTCGGACTTGGTCGCGTAGGTGTAGGCCTCGATGTCCCTTCCCGGCCTACCTCTGTCACTGTCCTGCATGGTTTCGACCTCTCCAGTGAGGCTTTTGTTTTGCATGCTAATTCTATTATAGAGCGGGAGCAACGTGTAAATCAAGCCCCAAATTCAAAAGCCTTTGAGCCCCTCGGACACGCTTTTCCTTATATCCTAGGTCGGTGTTGGTTTTGTTTGGTTTTTCCTCAAGATCTTTTAGAGGGTTGCCTAACTACGCCAAATGATGCGTGTCGGAGTCTATCTGAGGCTGCGTTAGGTCATATTATACTGGTCGTGATGGTTCCTCATAGAGGACTTGCGGGAAGATTCCCCTGGAAAACAGACTGAGAATCCGGTTATTCTACTTTTCAACATCAAGTTCGGTCAGTATATCAGAGTTTGATCCTGTGAAGATTCATGCGGTTTCTCTAGAGGATACTCGTGACGATTCACTGAAGTCCCCTATAGGAGAAAAAGAATGAGGTGTCTATAGCGTTCGTCCCCCAACCAAAACCAAAACCAAAACCAACAGAATCTTCTATACTATAAAAATTAGGTTAATATATAATAGTTATAGTTACTTTGTAGTCAATCGGTATAGAGTTTCTTTATTAAGAGCTTGATCAAACCCAAACGAAACCAAATCTGACCCTTGTTTACCCTAGAGGGTCCTCTATATAATAAATAGTATGAGCTTCGACATCGTTGACGGGAAAGTCATACCACATATTCCGGGTCAGAAAACGTGTAACATCTGTAACCGTAGCCGGCCCTACAGCTACTTTGCCAAGACTGGAAGGTACCACAAGCCTTACTGCAAGCCCTGTTACAAAGCGTACCAGTCACAGCGCGGTAAGGTCGACCGCATGGAGAACCGTTCGCTTACCATTGTAGAGTTCCGGGACTACTGGTTGCCCCTCATGATTGAGGCCGGAGAGGCACCCTGGGCTGACCCGGAGTACAAGACAACGGAGGAACTAGTCAAGGAGACAGCCCCTACACTTTCCGAACAGGAAAAGACGGAGCGGCACAACGCCATTGCTGCGGAGCTGAACCGCACCGTCCCTTCCTAGTTCAGGTCAGCCGACCTTCGTGCACTGGTACCGATGCTGCGAAGGACTCAATGCCTTCGGGTGCTGGACGGTCGGCGTCTTGTGAGAGATGGTCACATCCCCATTTGATGACGCCCCTGTGGTGTCTGCTCCCTGCATCGCCGACATCTGCGCCTGCAAGTCAACGACCTGACTGTCCATGGCCGCCTTCTCGAGGACACCACCGAGGATGGCCGCCCCCAACGAGAGGCCGACCAGCGTACGGCGGGTGAAGGTGTGCTTGTGCTTCCACCACGACGCCTTCACGGGCCCCGAAGGGGCCGGCGCCGAAGGGTCGGGCAGCACACCCGTGATCGTACCCTTCATTTCATTTCCCTTTCTGTCGGGAAGGCACGATAGGGCCCCCAACCCTATCGCACCCACCTATCAGAAAGTGACCGTGACCTTCCACTCCGTGAAGCAGTAGTTCTCGACGTCGGACGCATCCGCGTTACCTTCGTCACACCACATCTCGGACTGCTCGAGCACCCACATCCCGTTCGCGTCCTGACCGATCAACGGCTGACCGTGAAGTTCCGTACCGTGCTTGCGACACGTGAAGACGAATTCCATTACCGTACCCTTCTCAGCACTGACCGTCACATACGAACCAACCGACCGTACCCCGCGTTTCGTACCCGCCCACCCCGACGATCGTCCACCCCTCGTTCTGAGTTGTGACGTCCCCGTAGTGAACAACAAGAGGTGCGATGATCATCGTGACGATGATCAGGATCTTCTTCATGTTCTAGACCCTTCTGGTATGGAAGGAGTGGGTACGATCTTTCGATCGTACCCTACCCACCTTACCAGATCAGGCCTCGATCTCGTCGATGGTCATCTGGTTCTCGTCCACGACCGTCTCGGTCACGGTCTCGTCCTTCTTGAACAGGTTCTTCGGAGCGTACTTGTTGTCGAACCAGTTCTTCAGGTCCTCGTTCGTGACCTTCTTCTTCCCGTCCTCGCCCACGAAGGACTTGATGTAACCCTTCCCGACGTAGGTGTACAGCATCTGCGGGGGCAGTTCCTTCTCCACACCCAGGTCCGCGATCCACCCGTTGACGACCTTCGTGGCCTGGTACGGGGAGTACGTGGTGTTCGACATTTTTCTTACCCCTTTTTCTTGTTTTGGTTTTGCTGTTGATATTAGTATATAGCGGGATCTTGCAGTTACATACGCGCTATTTGGCGCTATTATTCATGATCTTTTTTGACCGTGTGTACTAGATGGTCATATATAGGTAGGGGTTATTACCGTACCTATATATGACGGTCTAGGACCGTCCTTACCGTACCGTACTAGCTATTACATTCACACTTATTAGTAACGGACCGTACCATACCACAACCGATACACACCTTACCGGACCGGACGGTCTGGACCGTCTTGGACCGTCCGAACTTGAACGGTGAAGCAGCACGGTCAGTATATGCACCGTCCTTCATGAACCGAAAATCGTTCCTTACCGTACCGTTCAGGTCCTGATAGGACATGACCGTTCCTTTCCAGACTGATAGTATTGTTTTTTGACCTGTCCTATTTTTTGTTTGCTATTTTGTTTTGCTTGTAACTATATTATACTAGATGATCTTGGTCCAAGTCAATGCCCCTGGGTCCTACGTAGAGGTTGAGGGACATTCAATGTTATACCCTGATATCTCGTGGGTCTCAGATAGAGTAGGAGCATTTTCGCATGTGTTACCAGGTCATACCGTACCTTCGTCGGCAGATTTGACCATATAATATACACGAGAAAAGTCGCCAGAAACTGCAGATTTTCCACGTATTTACCAATAAGTTGCGTACATTACGGGTAATAAGCTATCATATAGGAAGGAGCTTTGTCCTGAAAGCCTAGGGAGGCGTCCAAATGGCCTACGATCCTGAGGCGCTTGATGGACTGAGGATGGAGCAGGACCTCACAGGCGCATCCGATGCCGAGCTGGCGAACGAGATCTTCAGTCAGAACGCAGCACGAGCGGCGCTGAAGATCACCCACCTTGCCTTCAATAGTGCGAGTGAGCAGCTTCAGTACCGTGCAGCTACGTACATCACCGACCGTGTCCTCGGTCCTGTGAAGAGTGCAGGCCTGAAGGGCGACGATCAGAAGGATGCCCTGGCTGAGTTCGTCAAGGGCATCGTGAACAACAACGCCTAGAAGTACAACAAAGGCCCTGTGGAATCTGTGCCCAGAGGGTTCGCCCGCGATGGAGGACACTATGACGTTTGGTTTCAAGGCTCTTGGTACCAAGAGCGAGGTCATCGAGCAGCTGAAGGCCTACGACGACACCAACTTCGGCGACCTGGGGAAGGCTGTCAGGGATCTGATTGTCGGGAACCTCGAGGCCACTTCCGGATTGACAGCGCATTCGCAGGATCAGTGGGGGCTGCGCTACGTGGTCGAAGGGCACGGACACGGCGATGCGAATAGCATCAGTGTCACGCTGAAGTGCGATGCGTGCTGGGTGCCACAGGCTAAGGCTGACGAGCCTGGGGCCGACCCGACGCCGACTCCCAACACCGACGTGCCTGCGCAGAGCGGTCCGGTCGGCTGAAGTCCTGAGGAGGGGAACCGTGCCCACAGTGCCGGGGATTACATACGTACAAGTACACGATGTACTCTACCGTGGGGACGGTTCCTTTGACTCTGGCTTCATCGAGTTTAGGCTGACACAGCAGATTCACAAGTCAGGCGCTGTTGTCCTAACGCCTACGACGTGGGTTGTGCCTGTAGGGACCAATAATGATGGGGCCTTTTCGGTTTCCTTGCCGGCCAGTGACGACACCAGCCTGAGCCCGGCCAGTTGGTTTTATCAGGTGCAGGTACGTACAAAGGAATGGAACGAGACCTTTTACATGCCGGTGCTTATTGCATTGGCTGGAACTGGTGCTACACTTTCGCAGCTGCTCGACCACGTAGCAGTGCCACAAGCGCCGGGCTTTGACCTTGCGGGGTTCCTTCAGAAGACCGGTGGCACCATGACAGGTGCCTTGATTCTGTCCGGAGATCCCACTGTCCCTTTGGGCGCGGCGACCAAGCAGTTTGCGGAGAGCCTTGCAGCTGCAGGTACGCCTGATGCGACCACGACGGCGAAGGGTAAGATCAAGCTCGCAGGGGACCTTGCTGGTACTGCGGACTTGCCTACGGTACCTGGATTGGCGAACAAGGCCGCTGCGAGCCACTCGCACGCTGAATCGGACATCACCCAGCTAGTGACTGACCTGAACACCTTGAGTACCTCAATTGCAGGCAAGGTGCCCTCGTCGCTAGTAACTACAAAGGGTGACCTGCTTGCTGCTACCGGTAGCGGGGTACTGAGCCGTCTAGGGGTCGGTTCAAATAACCAGGTGCTCACTGCCGACAGCACGCAAACCGCAGGCATGAAGTGGGCAGCAGTCGCAGGTGGAGGATCCGGACCAAACCTTTACCTGCCAGCAGGTTATGGATTAACTGCCATTACGGGCGACCCTCTGACGTATCAGTTTACGCAGCCAGGTGGTAATAACACAATCTGGTACATGCGCCTCCCAACGCCAAGCTCAGGACAGGTTACTAACCTCTGGGCCGCCTGTGGTATTGCTGGCACCTATGACAACACTACTACGCCTAACCAGCTCGGCATCTACGACGACACTGGTGCACAGAAGGGCTCCACGGCTAACGACAACACCCTGTGGACTTCTATCGGGTGGCGAGGTGGTGCCATCTCAGGCGGCGCTGTTACGATCTCCACTAGCTACTTCTACCTCCTGGCACTGATTCGAGGGTTTGCTGGTGGCAACCCGCAACTCTGCTTCCCCAACTCCCCTGTGGACTCCCATACCTTTGTCACCCGTGGCCCTGGACAGACTAACCGTCGATGCGGCTATGCTAGTGGTAACAGCCTACCTGCCAGCATTGATCCCACTGCATACGGTACGGAATCTGGCTACGGTTACCTTTGCGGGGTGAACTGATGAGTCTTACAGTCGACAAGGAGAAGTACTTCAAGTCGATTAACTATCACCCCCACCCTGAGCAGCGCAAGTTCCATGATTCCAAGGCACGCTTTCGAGTCCCGTGTTGTGGTCGTCGCTTCGGTAAGTCCACAATGGCTGCGCGTGACCTTGAGCCTTACCTGTTTATTCCGAAGACGCGTTACTGGATTGTCGGGCCTACTTATGACCTGGGCGAGAAGGAGTTCCGGGTTATTTGGGATGACCTGATGATTGGTCAGGGCTTCGGTAGGGACAAGCGAATCAAGAAGGCGTACAACAAGAAGCAAGGGGACATGTACATTGAGTTCCCCTGGCAGTCACGCCTAGAGGTCCGATCGGCAGAGCATCCAGATCTTCTGGTTGGTGACGCTCTCAATGGCGTTATCATGTCCGAGGCGGCCAAGCAAAAGGAAGCGACTTGGAAGAAGTACATTCGTCCTGCGCTGACTGACTATCGAGGGTTCGCAACGTTTCCAACTACTCCTGAGGGCTACAACTGGCTGCACAGGATGTGGCAGTACGGCCAGGACCCTGATCGGCCTAACTACGAGTCGTGGCAGTTCCCTTCCTGGGCTAACACGGTTATCTACCCTGACGGGTACGATGACGAAGAGATCCAGGAGATGAAGCGTTCGACTATTCCTGAATGGTTTGCACAGGAAATCGGCGCAGAGTTCTCGGCCTTCGTCGGAAAGATCTATGGCGAGTGGCGCGAGACCGTTCACGTCAAGAAGCATACGTTCAACCCTGCATGGCCGAACTACATTGCCTTTGACTGGGGCTTTACGAACCCTATGGCAGCGATCGAGTTTCAGGTCGCACCTGATGACACTGTGTACATCTGGCGTGAGTACTACAAGGCCTTTGTCACACTGAACTCGGCCTTGGAAGAGATGAAGGCACGGGAACAGCCTGAGGGCTATCGCCTAGACCTGGCCTTTGGCGACGCAGCCGACCCTGAAGCCTGTGTTACGGTCAGCGAAAAGTTGGTCGGGTGTTACGCGGATCCCAAGGCCAAGGAGAACTGGCGCGACGGTGTAATGACCGTCAAGAAGGCCTTGGGGATGCGCGAGACAGGCCTGTACGACGAACACGAGCGCCCGATTGAGCGGCCTGGACTGTATGTTGACCACTCCTGTAAGAATGTAATCAGGGAGTTTAACAACTACAAGTCCAAGGAACCGGTTAATGGTTCGAACGTTCCTGAGATGGGCCAGAAGGTCGAAGACCATGCTATGGATGCTATCAGGTATGGTCTGGTACACTTGTTCACTCTGGGCGCGAGTCACCACCTGGATGAGGTCATGGGGCTTCCTTCGCCTTATCGTGATCCTGATCCTGGTGACCTTAACAGGCTGGCGGGAATGCGAGTAGTTCCTAGCTCTGAACTCGACCACGGTATGTTCGTGGCATCCGAACTAGTGTTCTAGGAGGGGACATGCCACTCAGGGCTGCAAAGACTGTCCTTCAGCACGTAGTCAAGTACATCTTCGCCAATGGACGTTCCATGACTGCCATTGTGCTAGGTAATGCAGGCACTGCTCTTGCTGCGCCTACCCTGGGTACTGCTACTACTGGTGGAACGCTTGCTGCAGGCACCTACACGTACAGCAACACGGCAATCGTGAACGGTGTTGAGACTCAGGCCAGCGCCACAGCCAACCAGGTCACCACAGGATCGACGTCGACTGTAACTGTTACGGCACCTGTGACCTCTGGTGCGACTGCCTACCGGTTCTACGGCCGTACGGGTTCCCAGCTGTTCATGAAGCAGCAGGTGAGCAACGTGTTCGTCGATGATGGCAGCATCACGCCCGCCGTTGGTACTGCTGCACCTGCCGCGAGTAGCGTTTCCCTGCTCCTGCCTGAGTTGCAGGGTGGTCGGCTGATCCACGGTGTTGCTGCAGCTACCACAACCAAGCAGACTGGTGCCTACCACAACAGGGGCCTCTAATGGCAACCCGGAAGCTGAAGGTCAACAGCCACGTCAATATCTTTTCCGGTGGCAAGCTGCTTCCGGGGACTGTTACAAGCTTTGCTACGGACACCGCCCCGATTGTGCGGCTCGTCCATACTGGTACCACCTTCGGAACTGCTTCTGTCGGCGTTCCTAAGTGGTCGCGTACAGGTTCTAGGGCTGGGACGTACACACCATGACCACTACCGAAGGTAGTCAGCTTACCTGGGCCGAGGCGCTCGAGAGGTACGAGTTCGTTGACACTGTTACTGATCCTGATGGACAGTCAGTTGTTCTAATGGCTGACAGGTCAGCACAGAACACTCTCGGGCGACCTGACCTGAATGAGATCGGTACCACTAGTCCTTCGACGTATCTGAGCTTCCTTAGGCAGGAATACAATCCTGACCTGCGTGAGGCTCAGGGTCTGCGCACTTACGACAAGATGCGTAGGTCCGATTCAACCGTTCGGTCGACCCTACGGTTGATGAAGACTCCTGTCCTGTCTGCACGCTGGTTCATTAAGCCTGCTTCGGACAGTAAGAAGGACAAGGCGATCGCTGACTTCGTGTCCTGGAACCTGTTCAAGGGCATGACGAACTCTTGGCCACAGTTGCTCACGGAAGCGCTGCTTTGCCTGGAGTTCGGGTACTACATGTTCGAGAAGGTCTGGACGAACAAGCATCCTGAGCGCCCTGGAATGATGTGCTGGCAGAAGTTCGCTCCTCGTCACCCTCTCGATGTGCTGTACTGGGAGTTTGACGACAAGGGTGGTCCTGCAGGCGTACAGATGTACAACTACAGCATCCTGAGCACTATCTTTATTCCGATCGAGAAGCTCGCTGTCTTCACGTTCGAGAAGGAAGGTGGCGACATGACTGGTCTGTCGCTCCTTCGTTCTGCATACAAGCCTTGGTACTACAAGCAGCAGCTCGAGAAGATCGACGCTATCCAGAAGGAGCGTCATGGTATCGGTATCCCGATCATTAAGCTTCCTCCGGGGTTTAGTGCGAACGATCGCCTCCTGGCAGACAACCTCGGACGTAATCTGCGTACCAACGAGCGTGCACACGTTGTTCTGCCGCCGAACTGGGACTTGGTCTTCGCCAAGCTCGAGGGACAGCCAGTCAATGCACTGGAGTCGTTGAACTACCACGACGACCAGATCGAAATGAACGTGCTTGGAAACTTCATTGACGTTGAGAGTGGTCGCTCAGGCAAGGATGATGACCACACAATGTTCATGAGGTCGACACGGTTCCTGGCTGAGTGTGTCGAAGACGTATTCAATTCGTACTGCATTCGACAGTTGGTCGATTACAACTTCCCTCGGACGCCCAATGGTTACCCTGAGCTCAAGGCTCGCCGCATTGGTGAAGAAGACACCTGGCGCACCATCTCGTTCGCTGTCAGGAATCTCGTCGGGTCTGGTGTACTCACTCCTGACGACCAGCTCGAGGACGAGATGCGTGACGAGTTCGACCTTCCGCCCCGCGATCCTGCGACATCGCGCAACATCGGCAACCCGCAAGGTGCACCTGTTGAGGGCCAGGCCACAGCGCCTCAGGGTAGTGGAGGCACGCGTCCTGCTCCTGCGAGCCAGCAGCGAGGAGCCTCTGGCACAAACGTTCCAAGCGCGCCCAAACCCTCGCCCGCGCAGCTTCCGAGGCAAAACCCTCGCCCTGTGGTATCTGTGCCTCGGGGCAACGCGGGGGTTGACAGGAGTGGTAAGTAGTACCCTTATATACGAATCAGTTGTGTCCCCTTGGGTCACTGTGTTATCATTAAGACAAGGGAAAGGGGCGTGCCGTGGCAGCTCCCAAGAAGACCACCGTAAGCAAGGGCAAGACACCTGCTAGGGGCGGTCAGAAGGCGGTTGTCACGCCGCCTGTGAAGAATACCGCAGCCACGGCCAAGAAGCCTGCTGTCGGTACACAGAAGCCCAGCGCAGCGATGCCCGTGGGCAAGAAGCCTGTCGTGTCGACCAAGAAGGCAACTCCGAAGGGGAGTGGGGGTGGCTACGGTAAGTGACTGGGCATTTTAGCTACCTGTACGATCTCTCGGGTATTCAGTTCGATGACAATTCGTCGAGCTGGATTCAAGCCTTTCCTGTTGGTAAGTAC